CAAAAGTTGCCGGGAATCATAGACGGCAACTTTTGTTCGCCCAACTCATTTTTACTCGGAGTAAAATTGAGTATTCGGAGAAAATCTATTTTTAGCATTCACTCTTTTGGACATGCCTGTAAAGTGGAGGTGTACGGGATACTATTGTATCTTTTGTGATTGGCTAATGAGTCTGGACGGAGATCATTGTGGGGAATGCGGCAGCGACCCATGCTCATGCGTCGTACAAGACGAACCGAAAACGCCCGCTGGCAAACGCCCTTTATCTGCTTCGCAATACATAGATGTAGACGCAGAGGATGGATCGCAACCGGAATCCATTGAAGGTGAAGAAGAAGACGAGGTTCTCGAACATCACAAAGGTTATCATAAGACGTTCGAGAAGAAGCTTCGATGCGACGAACGGTACAGCCCCGAAGCGGACTTGGATGCCTATTTCGACGAATTTGGTTTGAGCGCGGAGAGCCGCATTGCCATGTGTCGAACGTATGCGAACTACCTGACGCAGAAGCTGAGATCCTCTGGCAGACTTGGACCAGCCCGTCCGAAGAAGCTGGGGCAGAAGACGGACACTCAACGCCGTCTGACATGGAAATGAACGATTGATTTTTGTCCTCCACCCTAAACCCTACTGCGCCCTAAGTGAGGAACGGTGCGCCCTAAGTAAGGAAGCAGGCGTTTAGTTCTTCGGACCGGAACATGTCCCTTCAACCCGGCCCTCCGGGCCGGACCCTTCTGCGCCCTAAGTGAGGAGCGGTGCGCCCTAAGTGAGGCGGCAGGCGGGAGGGACAAAAAAAAGTCGGAGGGAGAGGATGTCACACTGCTCGTCCTCTACCCTGCCCTACCCGTAAGATGTTCTACACGGTAAGGGCAATGAGGGAACTACTCGGATAGAGCGAAGGTGGTTGGCCCGACCGTGCTGGGGACGGTACTTTCCGACAAGCCACAAAATTTCTTTGTTTCAACTCTGGGGTTTCAGCCCTCATAGTAGCATCGAGCAACCCCGTTAATGGTGGTCGTGGGAGTACCTTGAGTGACATGAGCCAACAAGAAGATGTTCAAGTTGACAACGACGCGATGGTCGGAGTAGAGCTGTTCGCCTTGAGGAAGACCTGGATAGGCTTCTTAGGCTTGTACACCATGCTGAATGTGTAGCCCGTGCGAGACACACTATTGGTGTTTGTTCCATCCGTACCGGCGACCGCAGGCTGCAAATCAACGAACTCATCCGAAAGGATGCGAAAGCGAGAGCCTTGTCCTGCTCCCATTGCAAGGAAGGAGTGATGCACCTGAGAGATGGCGCCCATATCGGTAAACACCTCCTCTCCTTGCGCTTGCGCCCCATTCGGTCTAGTGTCTTGAACAAGGGTAAGACGACACGATTGGGGCAGAGGCACGTCGGCTTGGTCAGACCCCACGGCTGAAGCAACGTTGCCGCGCACACGCAGTTTCTTGAGGAAGAACTTAGACCCAACGACTTGCCCGTACCCTGCACCAACAGAGCTGGGAATGAGAGCGCTATCGGTATACGCGCCCACAGTGGTGCCATCCGACTGAATGTAGTTGGTGCAGGGCACTTCACTCCCGGACCAATCAGCCGCCGCAGAAATGGTCTGACTGAAAGACGTGTCAAAGTATTTGGTCTCTCCGGGAGTGGGGGCATAAAAGCCTCCTCCGCCGCGAACGCCGGGACCCCAAGGAGCATAATCTCCAGCACGGGCTGCACTGGGCGATCGCGTGCGCGATCTAGACACACTCATCGATCGTCGTCCCGATGAGGCAGTGATCCTTCTAGGGGTGCGGGAACGTCCTCGTCCTTCCATTCCTTCGCACCAACAGAAAAAATTCTTTTTTCTTGAGTAAGAAATCGCCCTCTGTTAGAGCAATTAATTTAATTGGAACAGAGGGTAATGCACCGAATTATGGGTAAGCGGACGCATAAGTTCGATCCCATGCAACTCCACCATTTGTGGCTTCGTCATGCCGATCTTGAAGACTACGTCCAAGCGACGCGTAGTCTGAAGAAGCTGTGCAGGCGTACGGTGCTTCCACCAGAACTTGGGGGCGTAGTTGGTACCAATGAAAAGGTACTTCGATACCATCTGATGTCCAGCCCCGCCATGGACTGGAAGCACGCACTCATGCTCATCCGCAAGGAGATTGAAAAACTCGGGTGGCATGCTCGCTCCGCTAAATTCATCGAGGATCATCACCTCCTGGTTGTCATAGTCGTCAAAGTATAAACCGGAACCCTTCTTGTGCGGGACCTTGTACCACGAACCAATTTGTCGCGCGATGATTTTCATCAACGTTGACTTACCCTTCCCTGGCGGACCCACGAAGAGAAATGTCTTGGTCTTAAAGTCTCTGCAGAGCGTCTGGTGTCGACGATACTCGTTGAAGGACTGGCGGAATCGCACCCATTCAGGGAAGAACTCCTTCGCGATTCGGCGCATGGGAGTCTTGCGCTCAATCTCACGCTGCACTTCCAGGAGATCGTTACGGGCACCCTGGTGAGACATCTCCCCAAACTCCCATGGTCCTTCAACCTTTGTAGGGTTTCTGACTTCAGCTTCGCAATTGGCGCAGTCACATCCTTCCACAGGCTTCATGCAATAGTGCTTAGCCTTTTTCGCGGAGGCGATTCGCTTCTCAAAGTGCGCATTGTGCATCCCTTCCATGGCATGAATCTGCTTATAGGTCTGCTGGATGTGGAACTCCATGTAGCCCTGGAAGTGGATTCGATTCTCCTCACCCCCGCACTCTCGCTGATAGATACAGTACTTTACGTGCTTCCACGTGGGGTGTTGGAAATCGAGCAAACGCAATTGGGACACAAGGTCGTCCCCATCGATTGCGTTGATGATGAATACTATGTTTCTTACTCGAGGACCGTCTTCGTCGGTCATCTGAGCTACGTGCGTTATCTACTAGCCCTACGCTCAGAACTT